CCATCTAGGACGTTGGCGGCGTACAGGGCAGAAAGCGCGGAAAATTTGAAATTCAACATGATAATTTCCTCCATTCAATTTTTGGCAAATAAATACCGCTACTTTTCAGCAGCGGCTGCATCGACTAGCTTCTTAACGTCATCCCGAATCAGCTCCGGGACAGATTCAATTGTTCGCTGACCATCAGTAATGGCCTTGGCATACAGCTGCTTGATGGCGTTCATTACTTGTTACTCCCTTCATCTGCTGGCTTGGTCTCGGTGGCGCTCTCCTTAGACAGCACCAGGTCAGAAATTTCCAGTAACGCCGCCTGCAACTGCTTGGCCTGCAAGCTGGCACCCTCTGCCGCTGTCTTGGCATCAGTCGCCGCAGTATTGGCCGCAACCGCAGTCTGACCAGTGGACTTCAGACCAGCAGCAAATTCGCTCAATTGCAGCTTGAGCGCGTCAGCCGAACCGTCAATCCATTTGAGCTGACTCCAATCATAAAATGGGAGCTTGGCTTTGAGATCGTCTGGGATTGGATCAGTGGTATACGGATGCGTAGCTTCCACGTCCGTCGGCCAATACATTAGCGCAAAATACGTCCCGTCTGGCCGGACTTTTTCATATGTCTTATAAACCTTCTTCATTGCATTCTCTGCCATTCTATTTACGTCCTTTCACTATTTACTTCTGCGCACTCAATGAATTAGATAAAGATAGAGATGGATATGCCAAAACATTTAGGTTTACCCCCCCCCCCCCAGATTTTTGAACTCCACTCCCCCAAGGGATATCGTCTGACGCTCGGTGCCACCAATTACTAAAGCCATAGCTTCATCACACCTTTTCTGTAATCATTGTTAACACCGCTGAATAGTACGAACCGGCAGAAACTGCAAACAAATTATCCGAACCACCAGTCAAACCAATTACATTCGTGTTTTCATTCACGGTAATGGTCAGTTTCAGCTTTGCTGTGTTGAAACTCAATTGTCTCAACTGTTCAAATGGTGTTGAGGGATCTTTGTATTCTAAGGGTTCACGAATATCAAATATTTGTGACCAGTCAGTGATGCTCAGCCCTTTTACAAGTTGGTCATACGTAGCTTCTATTGGGATCGCCTTATACGTACCTCCGCTGTCAGACGATGGATATTTACGTATAGAATTGCCGGCGGGGGACTGGATTGCCGACGGTACAATTTGAAACCAGATCTGAACTGGGCCATCAGGTTTCTTAGCCAACATAGCACTGTATGTCGAATGCATCGTAGAAATTGAGTTAACATTATAAGCCGGAACCGAAAGAATGTTCAGTAGTACCCCCCCCCGACTTTCTGGACGAATTCAGTCCCTTTAACGGAAATCGTTCGTCTTTCTTGTCCATCTATGATTAATGCCATTCGTTAAACCTCCTCAAAGTGCTGATATCCGAGCGACAGTGATCACATAAGTGCCACTGCCTCCAGTGCCAGCCATTTCAGTCAAAGAAATGTCCCTAACGGAGAGCGAAATTTCATGTTGCGCAGGAGTGATTGTAATCAAGCCATGTGTAGTAAACATACCGTCTCGTGCCCCGTTTGCATAGAAAACGAAGTCATACCCATTGGTTTTTGTAACTTCGTTAAATGTGATGGGCTGACCACTTTGCAGCTGTGCTTGGGAGATCTTGAAAGGCGCGGTCGGGTTGAAAGTGAGCTTATCAGTTTCAACGTACGTATTCGCGATTAAGTCGGGGCGATTACGATCAGGGATGTGCTTGAGCAATTCAATTTTAATACCGTTGACGTTTTTCCAATTGGGCTTTACAGTTTCGGGCATTTGAATCGAACCGCTACTTTGAGACCCGGACCACAACAATGTCCCAGCTGCCAAAGGTTCAATCAGCGAAAATTCTTGACCAGCAACTGACAAGGTTTCACGTGCTGTTCCGTCAATTATCAGTGCCATTTGATCACCCCTTCTCATCGATTGCCCAAATGCCATTCTGCTTCTCGGTGGCACTGAGCTTATCATAGGCTGTCCGCGCTATCGGCTTGATATAAGCCGATAGCACCGTGTCAATCTGGGCACTGACTTGATCAGCCGTGCGGTATTGCTTGCCGTTTTCGATGGTCAGATACGTTGCGGCAGCACTCGTCTTGGTCAGAAACTTGGCGACCAGTTCGTCAGTCGTGGTGTACTTACTCATATCCGGTGCCGGGACAGCAATGGCGATATTGCCATCAGTGGCTGGCAGAATCTTATCGCCGCCGTTAATGGTCACGGACCGGGCAGGCTTACCCAATTCGTCCTTGGTGGCATAGGTATCTTTGATCCGGTCCTCCAGCTTATCCAGTGCAGCCTGCCCTAAACCCGATGTGCCGTCCTCTGGCAGGATGATCTCCAGCTTGTCCGTGTCACCAATCGTCGAACTAATCCAGTAAGCCTGAGACGAGCCAGCATTGTCTGGATAAACGTATTGCCCAGCCTCAAACGTCACGATGGAATATAGGATCTCCTCACCGGGGGTCTTGTCGTCCACTGGCTTAGCAAACAGCCCGAGTGTGTTGAGTGTAAACGCCTTGGCCGTCTTCGATTGGTCAAAGACAGCTTCCACCTGGACCGTCGTGTCATCAACGACCTTGGCGCCGCTGACCTGCGTCTCCTGATTCACCGGGATATCCTTCCCCAGCAGGACAAACAGTTCATCGTCAGTCTTCGCGTGCAAGTCAATCTCGCTACCGACGGCACGGGTAAACATGATCTTGGTCTGGCCCGCCTGGACCTGAGCAGTCAATTTTAAGCCTGCAGTCGTAAATGTATTACGATTTGTTGCCATTGTTCAGCCTCCTTTCATTGTTTGAATGCCGCTGGGCCAATGTATCGGACACCCCTCTTGGTTGCCACTTGTGCTGTGTACAATCCACAGCTGGCCCAGTGCTTGAACTGCTTGTCCCATGGCACGACTACGCTGCTGCGGGTCCGTGTTGATTGCCCGATGTAAACACCCATCGGATCTGTTTGTACCATGTGCGAGAGCGTCAGATTGACCGGCACGTATTGATTGAGCATCCCGAACAGACGCTGCGTGAGCGCCTTACTCAGTGAGTCAGTCAGAACGAAGATGCGAAATGTTGGCCCGTCAACTTGTACCGTCGCCTCAGAAAATCCCATGAGTTTGAGCAGCTCACGCAGGTACTTAATGGTGATCGGCCGGGGCGGTAACAAATGCAGCAGCACATCATAACGACGTGTCTCCAGGTCAGCACCTGGCAACGGCGTGATGCCGAGCATGTCCTCGTAAACGGAAATGCCGTCCACGTCCGCCAACATAATGGACTGATTTCGCCCAGTACGGATCACGGTGGCATAAAGCTCGTCAAGCTGTGGCTGCTCAGCTTTCATCAACTCATGCATGTCCAGCACGTCATCATAATAGTCAGGCAGCAGGCTCTCCAGCCGAATCAACTCAGCCATTGACGGTCACCTCACCAACAACTGGCAGCTCAGACAGTGTGCCCGTTGACGTCATCTTGATATCCACATCGCCGCCAGCAATGGTCAGGTCCGTGGCGTTGATAATGCCCGGGATACGGAGTATGGCCGCGATGATTTGAGCCCGCAGAATGCGTAGAGTATATGAACGATGAGAAATGTCCATGCTGCCCCAGGTCCGGCGTACCGAGTCAAAATAGCCCTCGATGGCATCGTTAATCTGAGTCCGAACCTCATTGACCTGAACGCTGCCGTCTGTTTGGACAGTCACCACCACATCAATCTTGCGTTCTGTCGGCCCGATGACCGTAACCGTGTGGCCAATTGGTGCCAGACCATAACCGTCACCGGGCATGTCCTGCGGATCAATGGCTGCTTGCACGTCGTGGATGAGCTGCTCACTGGGCGGGGAAAAATCATTGTCCAGGATGACCAGCTTGACAGTACCGCCCCCGGCCCATGTCGGATATATCTGGACGGCGCCAACGGTATGCAGCTGTGCCATCATATCCTGATAATCAGCCACGTTGCCGCCATAGGCATTGACGTTGTAATTTGCCAGGATTCGTTTGCGGAACACGTCGTCAGTCTCGACATTACGGGCCGGCACACTGATCTCAATAATTTGTGCATCAGCTACGTCATCGTTCGGCGTGATCGGCAGAATCTGGCCAATGTAATGATTTGGCGCGTCACCCGTGGTTTCGCTGGTGAGCTGACCAGTACCGTCATCGTTGACTTTTGAGACGGCATAGAAAAACGGCAACGGGCCAATACTAGCGAAGCGGTCTCCCACCTCCACAATGGCCGGTTTGCCGTCACGGTCCAGGAATCGACCAGTGACAACGGCATTGGACGCCGCAATCCGGGTTAGTCCCCGCTCTTGGCCACGGTAGTCCAGATACTGGTTGGTTGCTGTCTGCGTATAGCTGTCGAGAATCCACTGCCGAATGTACAGGATCACCTCGGCGAAGCTGTACGCAGACGGTGCCAAGGAATCGGAGATGATTGATCCTTGACGGCTGTCGATGTTGCTCGGCACCTTTTCGAGTGCCTTGTCCTTCCAATAGTCATAATCCAATTTGGCCAACTGGTCGGCCATTTCCTGCGGTGTCATGTTGTCACCTCGCTTTCAATATTCAGCAGTCCGAACTGGGTCGTAACAGTAGCAAAAACCGACAGCTCATCACTACCGGTCTGCTCAATCTTGTCAACTCGGACATCGTTCACTCGGTCATCGGCCTTCAAGGCTTCCACCAGCATTCGCCGCACCTCTGCCTTGACGTATGGCATTTCTTTCCCCAGCAACTCTGCCAGGTCGTTACCATACTGATCATCATAAATGGGCCAGACAAACCGCTCAGTCCGCAATATCTTTTCAATCGCTTGGCGTGCTGCATCCTGACCGTCAATCATGCCCACTATTCGACCATTGATTACCCGGTAGGTGAGCGAGGGGGCAGTGACCTCAATCACGTCGCCTTGGTTGTCCATCACTCATCACCTCCGGTCTTTTCTAAGACGAAGAACGACTGACCGCCGTCAGAGCGGATCATCACAACGCCGTCACCGGCTTTGAGTGATTCATCAACTTCAACCTCTTCAGTCCGCTCATTGTCGCTGGTATCCGTCCGGTCCTTGTATTTGAGATTGACCTTGTGTTTGGTCGCATGCAGGCCCAGCGTGATGAAGTTGTCTGTCAGGATCATTGAGTTACTGAGCTGGACCTTGAGCGGCGATGTACTGACGACCTTGCCAAAAACCAGATCAGCATATTCATTAGGCTTGCCGCCCCGCGAATGCATTTGATCAAGCATCCATTCACCCGCCATCAGATACTCACCTCCAGATCCATGGTCCAATTCTTCGGGTCAAACTTGTGCGTGAGCTTCGTGATATTGACCTGGCGCGGGCCAATGCCGATATCAGTCAGGCTCTGCACCTTGATGTAGCAACTGTCCCCGGCCCGCAGATCGGTGGTACCCAAGGCGGTCAGCTTCAGCGTGCGTTCCTCTTTGTTCTTCTCCCGCAAAATATCCTTGGCCTTCTGCTGCATGGCAGCGGCGTTCATCTTGTCGTCATTGACCTTCTCGACAACTTGCAACTTGCCCCATTTACTGACAGTCGAGCCAGATGCTGACTTGGTGGTCAGCGTCGTGTTGGCCGGATCATCACCGCTGGACGAGTCTCTTACGGTCGCCGTGGTTTTACCTTTGTCCTTCTTGGACTTCTTGACCACTTTCACTACGTTCGCCGCGTCGTCGATGCTGGCGTTATACTTCCAATCCGTCAGCAGAGATTTATCTCCGACGATGATGTTGCTCTTGGCAGACGGCATGGCCATAAACTCGACTGTGCCGTCATTATCCCGGAGAAAGTACCGTTTGCCCGTAGCCGTCGCGGTGTCGTCGATGTCTGCCTTGATCATGTCGAAATAGGTTTCGCCATCGGCCACCTTGGCGGGCAGCTTGTAACTTGACCTGGTGACAACCCGGTATGGAATTCCTGCAGCCTTACACATCGTTTCGAAGCGTTGGCTGGCAGTCCCGGCAGGCCAGATGATGCTATCCTGATTTTTGAGATATCGCATATTGTCGTAAGCGGTGCAAGAAAATACCTCATCACCGCTGTATGACACTTTGAAGATGTGGCCGAAGAACATCTTGACGCCGTTCCAGGAGAAGCGGACTTCATCACCATTCTGCGGTGTGAACCAGTCCTGGACTTCAATCAGATCAAACGTCAGCGTGCCGGCTGCAAAGCCAGTATCGACTTCCAGCTGAGGCGTGGTCTTCAAGATTGGCAGCACATTCCAGCGCTCGGGGTTACCCCGTCTGCTGATTTGAAACGTTGTCGCTTTATCCATTGATCACA